CTTCCAGCAGTTCCAGGTCCACCATTTCCACCATAATTATTAGAGGGACTTGGAGATCCTTTTCCTGCTCCACCGCCTCCAACTCCAGCTCCTTCACCCCCTACAGCATCTTCACCTCCGGCTAATTCACCCGCTAAAGCTTGTTCCTTCCAAGCTGGTCCAGCAGCTTGTATCTGGCTTATCTCCCATTGCATTTCTGCATCTTTTCTTAAGAACTCTCTATTAGCTAGTATATCTCTATCTTTCCAACCTAAGTATTTCTTTTGCGCGTAGGTTGCTGATACAAATTCATTTGATGCTAAGTTATTATAATTATTAGATTTTAATTCAAGTCTTTGATTTTCTCTTAATTCATAAAAATTAGTTGGAACATTAAATTCTACTTCAATATTTTGCTCATTAAGTTCAAATTTTTTGAATAACCCCATAAGAGTTAGATGTGTAATATAACCCTTCTTTAACCCGGCAGCAAACCTTTGCTGCTGTCTCATTATAAATTTAGCAAACTTGAGCTCTTCACGTAATATTGTAGAACCATCAGCAGAAGCTTGATCATTTGGATCAAGTCTCATAGAAGGTACTTTAAGAGCTCTATAAAGCTTTTTAATAAAATACATTAAATCAGCTAACTCACCAAGATTTTGACCTCCTGCTAACTGGTTTACTGAAGTTCCTTCTGATCCTTGTCTCTTTGCAAACCAAAATGCATCAAGCATTGATTGTGGATTAAATTTTTTGACTATATCATCCTGGTCGACATCAAAAGTTTTTCTTGACCAATAGTTCTGTATAAGTTTTTTAAGATAGGCCTCTGCCTTAGGAGGTGCCATGTTTCCTACGTCTACATTAAAGACTAATCTTTCTGGAGCACGTACTAATCTATAAATTACTATAGCATCTTCAATTAATGATAGTTGCCTATATGGTCTTCTCGAATTTTCTAAAAACGGTATAACAAAGTTTTTAGTTTCATTATATACGCCAGAATTAACATAAGTAATCTGGTTTTGATCCATTGGTATAAATTCTATCTTTTCAACTTTATTAGGTTTATCAGGATTAAAAATGGGCTTCCTATAGATAAACCCTTTTACTAACATATTTTGTATATTATTATATACAGGGTCTATAATTTCTGCAGGTAAATTAATAACTCCAAGTATTCCATCTTCTACATACCCTTCATGTATTATTTGTTCAAAAAACAATTCCCCTTCAACTAGTAGCTGTCTAAAGTATTGCCATCCTTTATTTTTAAGATCATAATATTCAACATACCGGTGGAATTGCTTTTCTAGCTCTGATTTCTCTTCAATAGTTAA